TATAAAGAAAGTTACCTCTTTGGACTACATCATAAGAAGATTTATCATACTTATCATTTAATTGTACTCTTACAACATCAGTTCCTATTGGAACTTTATTACTATTGTCTCTAGTTAAATCTACTTTGTATTGTGTATTAAAGTGCCAACCTGCTGATTGAACTTCTCTACTAATTTCATTTAAAATATTTTTTGCTGTTGTACCATCTACAGGTAAAGACCCTGTTAAGGTTGATAATGGAGCTTCTCCAATAGTACTTAATATTGTATTGACTGCTTCTAGTTCAGTCGTTCTTGTTGTTATAGTCATTAAATAAATATGTCGTTAATAAAACTATTAATTTTCTTATTAAGTTTTTCTATAAATTTTTTTATATATTTCATAATTTAAACACAGGCGTAGATTGTCTGTGTTAATCTCTACGCCTATGATATTTTCAATAAAATTAATTATTGTTGTTTGATTGAAACTGCACTTTCAGGTCTCAGGATTCCCGAGCCTAAAGCAAGTCTAGCTGTCATAAGATTTCCCAATCTTCTAGGGTCATAAGTATTTTCTAATACTAAATCTTTTAACTTAACTGTACCAACTGCAGATTTGTGGAATACCACACCTGCAATGTGCTGTGCATCTACATTGTAAGTATTGTTTGTACCTGAGATACTAGCCGATTGGTCAGTAAAAGCAGTTACAGCAGTGTTAGATTTAATTACTCTAACTCCACCAATCATTACAACTTGACCTTTTGAGAAGTCTCCATTGTTGCTAGAGAAATCTCTAGAAACAAGTTTATCTACATTAGATAACTGGTAGTAAACATCTGGTGTTACTACACAATATCTGTCTGAAGATGGTACATCTTTCTCATCTAGTGCTTGAACTGCTTCAAATACTGAAGCAATCATTGATGTTGCGTTTGTTTTAGCATCACTATCTGTAATTTGAGTTCCACCTGAACCACCAGTAATTGTTGCTGATGCTTGTGAAGCTAATACAGTAAGTTGAAGTAAATGTTGGTCAACTTTTTTTGCGAGTGCCTGTCCCATCTCTTTTGAATATTGACTACGAACATCATAATGATTCTTAAGTTGGTCAATTTCAGCAAGAAAGGCGTGTGCTAATAGCATATCGTCAATGTTAATAATTCTTTCGTTGTGTTTCATTTGTGTTCCAACGATTTCATTACCAACTGTGTGATATGAACTAGCGATTGTTCCTGTAACTGGGAATTGTGCTGACTTTCCTGAACTAATAGTTCTCGTAGTTGTCATGCCCATCATAAGGTTTTCTCTACCAAATGTTGCTAAGACTTCTCCACTGAAAACTTTCAGAAATAAAGCATCAACACCAGTTCCAGAGTTGTTTACGAGACCTAGTCTCGATACTGTTGCGTTTGACATATTAATGTCTCCTCTGTTATTGTTGTTATTGTTTTAAACCTAATCTTACTTTCGTCAGGAAGTTATCAGTCGTAACTGGCAACCATTGATTTTAAATTAGTCATCTCTCTTTTAAAAAAGATGAGATTATTTTTCGACTTTAGTTTTGTAACCTAAGCCTGTCTTTTTGTTTCCATATAGTTTTTGCCATGACCAACTAGTTAACATAGTTGAGTAATGGTATATTTTTTCTACTATATATCTTTTCATTATCTTCCTTGTCCTTTATATCTTTTTAATTTTTTATTTAGCTTCTCTCCCTTTGATAAACTTTTTTTGTGAACACCTTTTCTTTTAGGAGGTTTATCTCTAGGTATAAAATTAGAAAATTTTTGTTTAGCCATTTAGGCTTTTTTTGGAAAACCTTTTTTCATATTAGAGTAGTTCTTTTTAGAAATAGTAGATTTCTTTTTACTTCTAGAAATACCTAATTTTTTTCTTCTTAAAATATTTTTATAGAGTGACATTATTTTTTCCCCTTTATGTTTTTTAATGTAGACATTCCAAAGCTCCCACTAAAAACTATTAAAACTGCCCACCAAAATTCAGTAGGTGCAGATTTTAAAATTTCAAAACCAATAGTCATTGAGGGTTGAGTTTGTGGAATGAATGTGAAAATAAAAATTAAACAAATTAAAATAGTTAAAAGTTCATCTTTTATTGAATGTTCTTGTTGTCTTATTTGTTCAACAGAAATTGTCTTAACTGCTTCAATTTCTCTAGCTTTTATAATTTTGTCTTTTTCTATTTTGTGTTGAATACCACCAATAACCTTTTGACCTATTATCCTTGTTAAAGGATTTTTAAGTAATGGTAATATGAAATTAAGCATTAGGAATTGTCACTTCTGTTAGATGATTTAGTTCTAACTCTAAGATTGCTTCTAGAGTTGTTTCTTGGGTTCTTATCTTTATGGTCTATATCCTTGCCTTTTACAGCTTTAGCACCAAGTTTCTTCTTCATTAATCTTCTGGCTAAATTTCTAGAAGACCTATTTTTTCTTTGTTCTGGTCTAGAATGATAACTAGAGTATTCACGACCATAATCTCTTGCCATTAAAGAACAGTGCTTCTACCTATTTTTTCTTCTACTAATCTTCTATACGCAGGGTCATTTTCATATCTTGGGTCATTCATAGCTTCTGTAACTTGTGCAACACTTGCAAAAGCATCTTTAGAAACTGCATCACTAGTACCTTCGTATAAAGAAGGTTGTCTTGGATTTGCACCTGATTTAGCTAGTAGACCTTGAACAGCAAATTTAGCTGTCTCAACATCTCCACCATCAACCATGTCATTAAAAACTTTGACTTCTGCTTCTGATAAATTATTACCTGCCCATTCAACTAGTTCAGCATATTCTTCTTTACCACCTGCAACATCTTGAATTGCTTTAGTGTTGGTATCTGCAACTAATTTTTGTCCTTGAATGTAACTATCAACTAAATTTTTATCTAAACCTAGTTTGGATAATTCATTATAACTTGTATCTGCAAGTTCTCCATTATCAGCAAACTCCTCATAATATTTATCTAGACCTTGTTGTGCATCAGATTTTACTACTTCTTCAGGTTTGGTTTCTTCTTTAGACCTACCTGAAAACTCTTTTTCCAAAGTCCCATACGCTTTAGCCAATTCTTCTGCGTTCTGAAATTTTTCTGGCAACCATTCAGGTCTGTCTTCTGAAGTTTGCATTTCTGTTTTTGGTTCTCTAACTTCAATTCCTTCTCCATTTGAATTGACGCTAAGGTCTTTATTAATATCAATACCATCTGCTTTTAATTTTTCTGCAGACTGTTCAAGTGTTTCTTGTTGTAAGTCGTCTGGTTGTACTTCTAATTTTTCTGTACTCATTTATTATTCCTCTACTGTTAATTCAGGTTGTCCACTTTCGTCTGCACCTACACTGGCATTAGAGTTAGCTAGAGCATTACCTGCTTCTATTGCTACTCTTGGGTCAGCTAAGGCTTTTTGTGCAAACTGTTGTTGTTGTGCCTGTTGTTGTTCTTGTTGGATTTGTTCTTGGTCTTTAAGTAAACCTTGTGTGTCCACACCATTTGCTATTGCAAATTTCTTAATGGCATCATCAAGATTTATATGTCTTGCAAGTACTTCAGCTCCTAAAGTTCCTGCTAAATCTTGCATGAACTGTAAAAGTCGAATCCTGTCACTTGCTCTGCCGAGTGCTTCTAAACCAACAATGATTTTAGGGCGTACTATTTTCTTCGGCAAATCTGGTAATAACTTTTGGTCTCTTAAAATATTTATCTTTGCGTTGATGTAAGGTAATTGAAATTCTGTAGTTAAAATTCCATAAACTCCACCAAGTGCATCTTGTAATTCTTGTGCTACTAATTGAACTTCTGTAGCTGTAACTCTTTCTGCTTGTCTTTGTACTGATGAATTAAGTAAGAAAGCATACTGTAATCTTTGCTCTACTCTATTCATTACTTCAAATGACACTCTAAAATCAGCAAACTTATTAGCTTGTAGGACTGTTACATCTCCTGCTGAACCTTCAATAATTGCACCATTTGGTGCTTTAGCTATAGCTGATGCTCTAGTAGTTCCATTAGGAGCTACCATAAATAACATTTTAGCTGATGCTGAAGAACCTTCTAGTATAGACCTTGTTAATCCTTCTAAACTACGCAAGTCTCCTAAGTAACTTTCACAGTGTGACCTGCCATAGTCCATACCATCAACT